ATTTGATATTAGAATTCGAAAAGAAAGTTGTATATGAAAACTAACTTAAAAGCACTACAGTTAATTGAGAAAGGATTGTCAGCAAAGACTGTTCATAAATTGACAGAATCTCAAATCAACACATTACACTCAAGATTATTGATTTCAGAGAAAAAAGAAACTAAAGAAGCTGTTACAGTAACAAAGAAAGAGACAACATATCCTGCGTCCGAAGTGAATGCAATGAAAGCCAAAGGACAATCAATTCCTGGTGGAAGTAGTGTTAGAGTAAATGCTGACGATAGTGTAACAGTAACTGCTGAGGGAGAAGTTAGTGAAGATGAAACTGATGATGTTTCAGACAGTAACGCTTTAGGTGCAGATGCTTTACAGAACATAACAGGACAGGAGGCTCCTCATGATGCTAACGATATGGCTCCTGATGGAATGGACGATGATTCTGACGATAAAAGAAGTATGATGGGTATGGCTGAGGCTAAAAAAGAAAAGGCTAACCCTTATGCCATATGTCACGCACAGGTAGGTCCGAAGAAAACAAGAAAATTTGAAAGATGTGTTCAATCAGTAAAAAAACAATTGGGAGAAGGAAAAAATCCTGTATCTTTGTTTCTTGAAAATCAAATTATGAAGATTGTAGAAAAGAACTTACCACCAAAAATCACTAAGGGTGACTTGATAAAATACTTATCCGAAGCTCCTGCAACAGCACCTTCGAAACCAAAAACATCACCAACGACAAAACCAGGTAAACCTGGAACAAAACCACAAAGACCACCAAGTCCTTTCAAAAATCCTAACCCTAACGAGAACCCAGCACCAAAGGCAAAAAGAGTTTCTCCTGAAGATGCTAAGGATGAGGTGATTGATACAATTATTAAATTATTACAAAAATAAAAAAATGGATAAGATAAAAGAACAAATAGATTACGGTGGAAGACGAGAAAGAATGGACCCGAATTTGGAAAGAAAGTTAGGTAGTCCTGAAAATCTTTACGCTCAAAATCCTGCAATGAAAAAAGGTCCTGCTGACGTGCAAAGGTTAGTAAGTCAAAGATTTGGTAAAGTTGCGGATAAGTTAAAAGAAGTTGTTGGAAACCAAAATATTAGTTCTCAACAAGTTCAAGGGATGATTTATGGTGAAATGATGAGAAGACTCCCTAACATTATGAGAATTGAAGCTGCTCACAAAGAAGAACTTGAACAATTAGCCGTTGAAGCTTCTTTAGAAGAGGCAGAAGTTCCTGAAGGAAGATATCAAATCGATGCTCAATTAGGTCAACCTGACACAGGTGATTTTAGATTTGAGCCTGAAGATGATGAGGAAGAAGATGAGAAAGAAGAAGGAAAAGACGAACTTGAAATACCTTCATTTGATGTTGAAGATTTAACAGATGAAGAACAATTAGAACTTGAAAAACACAAGAGAAATATTATCAATGCAATTATCCAAGGTGCGGCAAAAAAAGGTCATTACATTTTCCAAAAACCTTCAGTGAAAGCGAGATTGGATGAAATAGACCCATCGTTATATAGAGATTATTTAGGTATCATGGCAATCAATGATTTCATGTATTTTACTATGGAACAAATGATTGAGATGATGAGTCGAACGGGTCAAGGGGTTGCTGGTAAAGTGAAATTAAGTAATGCTGACAGTGATGATGAAGGTGGTGATGAAGGTGGTGATGAAGGTGGTGATGAAGGCGCACCTGACACAAAAATAAGTGCAACAGGACTAATATTCCCAATATTATGTCATGAAATAATCAAAGGATTAGAAGAGGCTAAAGGTAGACATGGTTTACCAAAAGAGCCAGGTTTACGTCAAAAAGTTCAAGCACAAGTTGATACTTTAGCGAATGAACCAATGCAATTAAGAATAGGACCTGAAATCGTGGAAAGGCTTAGAAACGCATTACCCGATTCAATGTTTGACGAATCAAACAAAGGTTTAATAAACTGGTTCCATATCTTGTTATACCAAATACCGGCACAAGAATTCTTGGAAATTATAGGAAATGCCATCTCAGAAGATGAGTCAAAAATTAAAAAAGCAACTTCAAGATTTGAAGAAATCATGAGAGAAGCTATTGAAATGAAATCAGAATTTGAGGATTACAAAGAGGAAGAAGATATTGATTCTGATGGAGATGATGAAGATGATTTAGATGATTTTCTTGGTAGTTTGGGCATATCTAGACCCAAATAATAATTTGTGACTAAAGAACAATTAATTATAGAAGTTACGAAGTGCATGAGGAATACTCCTTACGCACTTCGAACTTATTTACAGACATACGATAATACAGTTTCAAAGTATGTTCCCTTGGACCTTTTTCCTGACCAAGTAAGTTTGATTGAAGACTACGATAACCACAATGAAAATATTGCATTGAAATATCGTCAGGCGGGTGTATCAACAGTGACTGCAGCTTGGGCTTCAAAAAAATTGGTATTTGCCAAAAAACAAAAACCTGAAAAGATTCTAATCATTGCCAATAAGTTAGATACATCTGTTGAGATGGCTAACAAGATTAGAAGTTTTACAGAACAGTGGCCAGCATGGGTCGGTGTTGGATTTTCAAAAGAAAAAAACTCTCAAAGACATTTCAAACTTACAAATGATTGTGAAGTTAAATCTGTTGCAACATCTAAAGATGCCCTAAGGGGTTATACCCCAACCATCCTTATTTTTGATGAGGCTGCATTCATTGAGGCTGACGGAGATTTTTGGTCAGCGTGTATGGCCTCACTATCTACGGGTGGTAAGGTTATCGTTGTTTCAACTCCTAACGGATATGACCCAATCTATTATGAAATCTATGACCAGTCTTTAAGAAACATGAACGATTTCAAAATATCTGAAATGTTTTGGTATCGTGACCCTCGTTATACAAAAGACCTTTTCATGGTTAAAACAAACGATTTGGTTCATTATCTTCTTAACAGAGAAGAATATTCCAAAGATTTGATTGTTGATTTATCGATTGAAAATCCATATGAAAGAGACCATGCAGTTACAACAGATTATATAGAACAAGGATATAAACCATGTTCCGCTTGGTTTGAAGGAATGGTTAAGAAATTGAAATTCGATAGACGTAAGGTTGCTCAGGAATTGGAATGTAACTTCTTAGGTTCGGGTGATAACGTATTTGAATCTGAACTTATGCAGAATATTTCCAAGAATATGTTAAGAGAACCATCCGCTAAGTTGATGGGAGGGTCTCTATGGATATTTAAAGAACCCGTTAACGGTCACAAATATGTTATGGGTGTCGATGTATCACGTGGAGATTCGGAGGACTTCTCGTGTATCCAAATCATTGATTTCGATGAAAGAGAACAGGTGCTAGAATACGTTGGGAAAGTTCCACCAGATGTTATAGCGGAAATTGCGTATAAGTGGGGAACGATGTATAACGCTTATTGTGTTGTGGATATTACGGGAGGTATGGGTGTTTCAACTGCAAGAAAAATGCAAGAAATGTCTTATGGAGGTGGTTTGTATGTTGATAATGTTGACACAACCAATAAATGGAAATGGGACCCCAAATTAAATGAAAAGATACCAGGTATTAACTTCAATAGTAAAAGAGTTCAAATTATTGCTGCATTTGAAGAAGGTATGAGACATGACTTCAGAGTGTATTCAAATAGATTATACAACGAAATGAATACCTTCGTTTATATCAATGGAAGACCTGACCACCAAAAAAATCATCATGATGACTGTATAATGGGGATTTCTATGGCAATTTATGTTGCTGAGAAATCATTCCAATCTTTAAATAAAGTCGCAAATCATACAAAAGCCATGCTAAATTCTTGGACAAGTAACGTTCATGAAAATAGAAATACTTCTGATTTCTTTAATCCAATGGTTCCACAGATGGGTCAAGATTCAAGAGTATGGAATAATGGTGCATCTAAAAAAGACTACGAAACATATAAGTGGTTATTCGGGGGTTGATAGTATTTATATTATCGAAGTATTAAGTAAAATTGTATCATGGCAGAACAGAATTTAACAGTTTGGCAACGATTATCCAAAACCTTTGGTCCAAATTCACTTTTGGGTCAAGATTATCCGACTTTCAAGTTTGATAAGAAAGAAATATTACGCACAAAAAGTAGAGAAGAATATGAGAAGGAAAAACTTCAAGCTCAACAATCATTCTATTTGGCGGGTCAATGGACAAAGGTTGAAAACAATCTATATTCTCAAGCCATCTATTACGAGCCATCAAGATTATCTGCCCAGTATGATTATGAATCGATGGAGTATACTCCTGAGATTTCTGCTGCTTTAGATATCTACGCTGAAGAATCTACAACAACAAATGAAGATGGATTTATTCTTCAAATTTATTCTGAATCAAAAAGAATCAAATCAGTATTAGCTGACTTATTTAATAACGCACTTGATATCAACACTAACCTTCCAATGTGGACAAGAAACACCTGTAAATATGGTGATAACTTTGTTTACTTGAAGTTAGACCCTGAGAGAGGAATCGTTGGATGTCAACAACTACCAACAATTGAGATTGAAAGACATGAGGTAGGTGCGAGTCAAAAGATTTCAGTTCAGAT